CCACGATTGACATTGAACGTACTATCGAAACTGAAGTCTATGGTGGTGATTATTCATCATGGAGTGGTTCAAACGTAACTCCCAGCGCAGACATCGCTGGTTCAGCAACAACCTTTTCTGTAGAAGACTCAGACGCTCCTTGGTCTCTAGAGATTACAACCAGAGACGCAGGCGTTGTAGAGACGATCGATATTTCAGAAACCATCGAGTCCACTTCTACCACTACCTCGCTCTCTATCTTCTCGCAGTAACACCTGCGTATGCAGAAGATCCAAAAGTACAAAACACTTCTAGCCCTGTAGCTGCTGCCACCGGTAACGTGACTAACCAGGCAGTGCAATTTCAGAACAACGGTGCGCCAAGTAGACAGCTATTTGGTCCTAACAGTTCGTGTAACGGATCTACAATGACGTTTAGCCCATTTTATATGGGCAACGACACTATACCATACGAATCTGACGGATACGTCCGTTCTAATAACTTCGGTGCACAACTTAACTTTATGGTGCCTCTAGACGGCGGCATGATAGAGCTGTGCAAACAAATAGCTAGCCGACACGAACAAAAAATGCGACTTGAGTACGAACTAGCAAGAGCACTGAAGTGCACAGAAATTATGAAAGCTGGTTTTACCTTTCGTCCTGGAAGTCGGGTAGAAGTGTTGTGTCACGACATTATTCCTATCGTATCACTGAAAAATGATCGAAGCTCTAGTAAGCCTGTCGATAGCAGCGATAGCCGGAGGAGCAGCTCTGAACAGCAGACTGCACAACCGAATAAATAGCGTACATGAACGCATTAGCGCACTTGATCGCCGGTTAGATGGTATCGAACTTACTGTGGCTTCTGATTATGTTAAG